TGCCAATCGCAATTTTGGCCTGGGCAGTCGTATCGGATGATCCGACAGCAATGGACAAAGTAAAATTGTTCTTCGAGATGTTCTCACAGCTTCCGTCATGGTTTACAAATCTTTGGATACTTGTCGTCGCGAGTATTTATGGTATAAAGGGTACACAAATATTTAGAAACGGCGGAGGAAAAAAATAATGTCAGGATGGGTAAAAGCAGGTCAAGCAGGTTGGAGTGCTATTAAAGGAGTATTACCAAAAGTTAATAAAACAAAATTAAGTAAAGCTACAAGTGAATTAAATATTGCTATACAAAAAACAAAAAGTTCTAAAGCAAAATTAAAACAAACATTGTTTGAAATAGAAAATAAAATGCCTTTAACTTTTAAAAAAAGTAGTAAAAAATCAGAATCAAATAAAGAAGCTTATAAAAGAATACAAAAAGATAATACTAAAGTAATTAAAAGTATGATTGATAAAGCTACTGAAAAAAAAGCTGATGGTGGAAGAATAGGTAGAAAACTTGGTGGTGGTACTGACATGGCTAAGAGAAAGACAAACGTTCAAAAAATAAAAGAAACATTTGCACCTAAAAAATTTAAAGGTTTTTTTAAACTACCAGAAAAAGTTCAACAAAAAATGAACAAGAAACTAGCGAGAAAAGTTTAATGGCTGTAACAGGAACATTTAAAGATTTAACTAAAAAAGAAAAAGATGTTTTAAAAAAACATTTAGACCCTGTTGGAGGTCCTAAATCTCTTAAAGATAAAGTAATAGATGCAGGTAAAAAAGTTTTAGAAATAGGAAAAAAAGCTGTAGAGTTTACTCCTCCTGGTCAAGTTAAAAAACTTGTTGAACTTGTAAAAGATAATTCTAAAAGAGCAGAACGTAAATTAAATAACGAAAGATTAAATCCTGGTAAAATTCCAAAACCAATGAAAACAGGTGGAAGAGCCGGATACAAAATGGGCGGTAAATGTAAGTTAGCCATGAAGGGCAAAGGAAGAGCTTACGGAAAGAATTCGTAATGCAATTAGAAACAGTAATAAATAAAACGTTAAGATATCTAGACTCAAGAATAGAAGCACTGTCTATATCCGTCACATCTGGTGGGGTTGACAGTATGGAAAATTACAAGTATATGATAGGACAAATAAACGCCTACGAGGCAACTAAACAGGAAATCTCTAACCTGCTAAACGATAAGGAGCACAATGAAGGAACAGTCATCGATATTAACACCAAACAATAAAATTATTGGTGTAAAAAAATCAGAGAAAAAAGAAGAGAAAGAACCTAAGTTACCAAAACCTACTGGGTGGAGGATGATAGTTTTACCTTTTAAAATGAAAGAGAAAACTAAAGGTGGATTAGTATTAGCTGAAACAACTTTGGAGAGGCAACAAGTTGCATCTCAAGTTGGATTAGTTTTAGCTATGGGCCCACAATGTTATAAGGATAAAGAAAGATATCCTGAAGGTCCATGGTGCAAGGTCAATGATTGGATAATGTTTGCACGTTATGCTGGATCACGGATCAAGATAGATGGCGGAGAAATGCGTCTTCTAAACGACGACGAAGTGTTAGCAACAATTGATAGTCCAGAGGACATCTTGCATGAGTTTTAATCATAGGAAGGAGTAACTATGCCAGACACAGAAGAAAACAAAATGGTACCTATAGATACATCAGGACCTGATGCTACTGTAGATATTGAAGAAGTAAAAGAAGAAGCCGTTGTAGAAACGGAAAATACAGAAAACACGGAAAAAGAAACAGATAAATCATTTGAGAATGAAAGAGAAACAAAGTTAGATGAAAAAAAATCAGACGAAGATTTAGAAGACTACAGTAAAGGTGTTCAATCTCGTATTGCGAAACTAACTCGTAAGATGAGAGAAGCAGAAAGAAGAGAACAAGCTGCTTTAGATTATGCCAAAGGTGTAGAAGAGAAAAGACAGATTTTAGAAAAAAGGTTTGAAAAAACTGATTCTGAATATGTTAAAAAGTTTGAGACTAGTATTACTTCAGGTTTAGAAGCTGCGCAAAAAGAATTAGCGTCAGCAATTGAATCTGGTGATGCGGCAGCTCAAGTTGAAGCTAATAAAAGAATTGCAACTCTTGCTTTTGAGAATGCAAAATTAGAACAAACTAAAGCAGGAAGAGAAGAGCAACAGGCTGAGAAACCTGTTCTAACTCAACCACAATTTCAAACTCAACAAAGAGACGAACCTAATAATCCAGATCCTAGAGCTGAAGTATGGGCTAGTGAAAACTCATGGTTTGGTACTGATAAAGCAATGACTTACACTGCTTTTGAAATACACAAGGATTTAACGGAAAAAGAAGGTTATGATCCAAGCTCAAATGAGTATTATGCGGAAGTAGACAAACGTATTAGAGTTGACTTTCCACATAAATTTGGTAATACTAATAATAAGCAAACGGCCGCTCCTGTTCAGACAGTTGCTTCTGCTACAAGAAGCGTAAAGCCAGGTCGCAAAACTGTGAGACTCACATCTTCACAGGTAGCAATAGCTAAAAAATTAGGTGTGCCACTCGAAGAGTACGCAAAACAATTAAAATACACGAAGGAAGGAGCGTAAATATGGAAAACGAAAATAAAAATACTTCAACTCGTGCGAACCAAACACGGTCAAAGTCTGAACGACCTAAAGTGTGGGTTCCACCATCTTCTCTAGATGCACCCCCTGCACCTGATGGATTCAGGTATAGATGGATAAGAGCAGAAAGCGTTGGCTTTCAGGACACTAAAAATATATCCGGACGTTTAAGAGAAGGATATGAATTAGTTAGAGCCGAAGAAGTTGAAAATGCATCTGATTATCCAGTCCTCGATGAGGGCAAATACAAGGGAGTGATTGGGGTAGGTGGCCTTTTGCTTGCAAAGGTACCAACTGAGATTGCGCAACAACGTCAAGATTATATGTCTAATAGACATAAACAAAGAGACGAAGCTGTAAAGAACGATCTTATGAAGGAGCAGGATAGTAGAATGCCGATCAATGTTGAAAGGCAATCTCGTGTAACCTTCGGTGGTACGAAAAAATAATTTTTCAAATCACTGGATTTAATAAACCGTACTGGAGGCCCCTCGGGGCAGGTACATAAGGAGAAACAACTATGGCAAATAGAAACACACAAGGTTTTGGTTTGATTGCTGCAGGTGCGCTTGGACAAACTCCAGCCACTTCTGGTCAAGGCAAATACAAAATCGATGCGGGTTATGCAACTACACTATATCATGGTGCAGCTGTTGCTTCTGCTGCTGGTTACATTGTTGACGGACAAACAACTGATGCACCTATCTTAGGTGTGTTAAATGGAATATTCTATAACGCGGCTTCAACTTTAAAGCCGACGTTTGCGAATCATTACGTCCAAGTAACACCAGCAAACTCAGAAGATATCGATGCATTTGTATTCGATAACCCACAACAACAATATGTAGTAGCAACTGATGATACAGTGGCACAAGCTGGATATTTAGAAACGTATGACATGAACACAACGGCAGGTAGTACAACTACTGGTCAGTCTTCAGCTACACTAGATATCGGAGACACAAGTGCTGATGCAGCTTCATGGAGATTATTAAGATCTGCTGAAGATCCTGAAAACGATGAAAATGCGGCTTTCAGATCTGTAGTAGTAGTTGCTAATCTAATTGAGCTACAAAACTAAGCTAGAATAGGAGAATAAAAAATGGCTATATCACGATCACAACTAGTTAAAGAACTAGAGCCAGGTTTGAATGCACTATTCGGCCTGGAATACAAACGTTATGAAAATCAGCATGCTGAAATTTATAACGAGGAATCATCTGACAGAGCTTTCGAAGAGGAAGTTATGTTATCTGGTTTCGCAAACGCACAAGTAAAAGGTGAAGGTTCTGGAGTTTCATTTGATGAAGCACAAGAAACTTTCACAGCTCGTTACACTCACGAGACTGTAGCTTTAGCGTTCGCAATCACTGAAGAAGCGATTGAGGACAACTTGTATGATAGACTTGCGTCTAGATATACAAAAGCTTTAGCTAGATCTATGAGTAATGCTAAACAAGTAAAAGCAGTTGAACCACTGATTCAAGGTCTTCCAACTACGGATAACTTTGATTCAGGTGACGGTGTATCTTTATTTAATACATCACACCCAACAGTGTCTGGAACTTTTTCTAACACTTTAACAACTCAAGCTGACTTAAACGAAACTTCATTAGAACAGTCGATGATTGACATCGCGGCTATGACTGATGAAAGAGGTTTAAGAATTGCTGCTAGAGGAGTAAAAATGATTATTCCTTCTGAGCTACAATTCACAGCTGAAAGATTGATGAAGTCTCAAGGTAGAACTGGAACAGCTGATAATGATATCAATGCAATCGTATCTATGGGTATGGTTCCTCAAGGTTATAGAGTGAACAATTACCTAACAGACTCAGATGCATTTTATATCTTAACAGACATTCCTAATGGAATGAAAATGTTCAACAGAGCTCCATTGACAACTGCAATGGAAGGCGACTTTGATACTGGAAACGTTAGATACAAAGCTAGAGAAAGATACAGCTTCGGCGTATCAGACCCTAGAGGTATCTTCGGCGTTGAAGGTGCGTAAGCATAATTAAATTTTGTGGCCGGACATAGTTCGGCCACATTTTCTAAATAGAAAGAAAAAACCATGAAACTATTCACCATTACAATTTGGGCATACGATCATTACGCAAAATTTAATGTTTTGTCGGAAGATAATGCTATTTCTCTTGAAAAATCTATCCTTGACAAGTTGGGAGAAAAGAGTATAAATTGGGAATATCTTGGTATATCATATGATAATCAAGTAAACAGAATAACCTATGAGGAGGTTGTTGATGATACAAGACCTATACAAAGCAAAAAGGTCCTTGGAGTTGAAGTGGGAACAGGAGCATCTATCTAATGATAAGTATACTCTTGAAATGGTCAGGATCGATGACAAAATTAAAGAAGTCATTACTGAGATCAAACTGGCTGAAGCTGAAGTTGCTTACAAGCAAAATAGCGTTGAAGACGCTGCTCCACAAGTTTCTGTAGCTACTTAATCAAAAGCTACATCGTTGGAAAAATTCCACTCCACACTACAGGCTCTCTTGCACTCTACTGAAAACTAGTATATACTTTTGGCACTATACATAAATTAATATTCTGCATAGACGCAGTATAGTCGACGGCCTAGAGACTATGTAGAATTTAACTAGGAGAATAATCATGGCAAACACTACGTTTTCAGGACCGGTCATTTCTAAAAATGGCTTTGTAAATACAGGTCCTGGTATGACTGTTAGCTTAACAGCTGACACTACATTAACAGTCGCTACACACGCTGGCAAAATTTTACTTACAAATGATGCAGATGGTAAATTTACTTTACCTTCAATCAATGTAAATGCAAATGGCGCATCAGCAGGTGATAATGACGTTAATAACTTAAACAACATTGGTGCAACTTTTCATTTTTATGTGGAAACTGCTGCAACTGATATGGACATCTTAACTGATGGTACTGACAAATTTAAAGGTGGTATCATGGTAGCTGTAGATGACGGTTCTAAAAAAGCTTTCATTCCAGCTGCAACAAATGATGTTATAACTATGAATGGTTCTACACAAGGTGGAATCGTTGGTAGCGTAGTATCTTTTACAGCGATTGATACTGCTACATACTTAGTCCACAGTTCTTTACTGCTTGGATCAGGTACAATAGTAACACCTTACGCTGACGCGTAATAAATAATTAGTGTGGGGCTCCGGCCCCACATATTAATTTTAAGGAGATAAAATATGGCAACATCAGACCAACAGTTTTCTACAAGAACTTCTGACGGTAGATTTGGTAGAGCAACAGACGCTTCAGGTTCATATATTGGACCAGCTAGAATAACTTATATTCAAGTTGAAGGAGTGGCTAATAGTAATATCAAACTATATGATGGAACAGATAACTCAGGTGCTTTAGTATTCGAAGGTAATTGCGGAACTGAAGGACTAGACATTTATGTTCCAGGAAGCGGTATCAGATGTAGAACTGGAATATATTTAGATTTAACTAACACTACTTCAGTTACTATCGGCTACACTGGCTAGGAGTTTAAATGGCTAATACTACTTCGGGAACTACAACGTTCGACAAAACTTTTTCTATTGATGAAATTATAGAAGAATCTTTTGAACGTATTGGATTAAATTCAGTAGCTGGTTATCAAATGAAATCAGCTAGAAGATCTCTTAATATCTTATTTCAAGAATGGGGTAATAGAGGTATTCACTATTGGGAAATAGGTAGTACAAGTTTAGATTTAATCGAAGGACAAGCTGAGTATAAATTTTATAGAGCTGCTGCAGATGGTACAAGTGCCACTTCAAATCCAAACGGTATTTATGGAATATCCGATGTCCTTGAAGCACAATTAAGAGCTAATAGAACACAAACAACTCAATCTGATTCACCTATGACTAAAGTTGATAGATCAGCTTATGCAGGTTTTTCAAATAAACTTTCTAAAGGTACACCTAATCAATATTGGGTCCAAAGATTTATTGATTATACTAGTATTAGTATTTACCCTACACCTGATTCAACTAATGCATCTAAAGATATGCATTTTTATTACATAAAAAGAATTCAAGATGTTGGAGACTATACAAATGCAACAGATATTCCATTTAGATTTATTCCTTGTATGACTTCAGGTTTAGCTTTTTATTTAGCACAAAAATATGCACCACAATTAGTACAACAAATGAAATTATATTATGAAGATGAATTATCAAGAGCACTTGCAGAAGATGGTTCAGCTTCGAGTACATTTATTACACCTAAAGCTTATTACCCAGGAACTTAATGTCTAAGTACGCAACAGGAAAACATTCAAAAGCTATTTCAGATAGATCAGGACTTGAATTTCCATATAGAGAAATGGTTAGAGAATGGAACGGTTCTTTTGTTCATTATACAGAGTATGAACCTAAACAACCACAATTAGAACCAAAACCAACAGGTGGGGACGGTGTTGCATTATTAAATGTAAGACCAGATAGAACAGAGCCTATTACAACTGTAATGATTTCTAATAATGGTTTTGAAACTTATGAAGCAGGGTCTGGTATTATAAATGTTTTTTCCCCTGGACACGGTTTAACAAATGGAACGACTTATTTATTTAGAGGTCCACCAACAATTTCACCTGGTACAGGTACAGAGTCTAATCCTGTTTTTGCTTATGCAACTATTCCTAATTTTGATGGAATAACTGGTGCACAAATAGGACAGGGTTCAGGATATGCTATTACAACAGGAAAGTATAAAAATGATCTAAGAGATACAACAGACTATTCAGTAACTAATTTTTTCTATTTTACAGTTAACTCGGATACTGCTACAACAGGTAATATAAAAGGAGGAGGCTACGGTTGTTCCGTTGGGCCTGTAACGATAAGCGCATGATAAATAAAATTTGGAATTGGATAAAAAATATTTTTAAACCTGAGAGACAAGACCCTCATCTTGAAATTTATGAAGAAACTGCAAAACAAAAAAAGATACGTTCAAAATATAAAGGAGATAGTAAATAATGGCTGGTTTAAGTTATTCAGATTTAGTTACACAAATAAGAAATTATACTGAAACAGATTCAAATGTTTTAACAACCGCTATTTTAGAAAATATAATTTTAAATTCTCAGTACAGAATAATGAGAGATGTTCCTATTGATGCAGATAGAAAACAACAATCAGGTAGTTTAGTAACAGGTCAAGAGTCTATTAATGCTCCAGCAGGAGCTTTATTTATAAGAGGTATTCAAGTTTATGATTCAACATCCTCTATAGCAGGTGCTAATACTTGGTTAGAAAAAAAAGATGTAACTTATTTACAAGAATATGTATCATCAACAGAATCTGCAAAAAGAGGTAAACCTAAATACTATTCTATGTATGGAGGAGCAACAGGTAATACAGATACTACATCTGGAAGAATGTTTCTTGCCCCGGTCCCTGATTCAACATACAAATTCAGAGTGCATTATAACAAAATGCCAGCTACTTTAGAGTCTGGTAATGCTACTAACTATATTAGCTTAAACTTTCCAAATGGTTTATTATATTGTTGCTTATCAGAGACTTATGGTTTTTTAAAAGGTCCAATAGATATGTTGACACTATATGAAAATAAGTATAAACAAGAGGTACAGAAGTTTGCTAATGAGCAAGTTGGTAGAAGACGAAGAGATGACTACACAGATGGTGCTGTTCGTATACCAGTAAAATCAGCAAACCCGTAGGAGAATAAATTATGGCAATATCATCAGCAATTTGTACAAGTTTCAAACAAGAAATCTTAGTAGGTACTCACAATTTTACAGCAACAAGTGGAAACACTTTTAAAATAGCTTTATATACAAGTTCAGCATCACTAGGTGCAAGTACAACAGCTTATAGTGCAACAAATGAAATTACAAATGCATCAGGAACTGCTTATACTGCAGGCGGTGCAACTCTTACAAGTGTAACTCCTACAACTTCAGGAACTACAGCGATATGTGATTTTGCAGATGTTAGTTATACTTCAGCATCTTTTACAGCGAATGGTGCTTTAATTTATAATGACACAAATTCTGATAAAGCTTGTGCAGTTATCGCTTTTGGTAGTGATAAAACTGTAACTAGTGGAACTTTCACTATTCAATTTCCAACAGCAGACGCAAGTAACGCAATCATTCGTATAGCGTAAGGAGGAAGTCCTTATGGCTACATCAATTTGGGGCGGAGATGATCCCTCAGTAGCATGGAATGAAAATTCATGGCAATCTAATCTTGCAACAGTTATATTAACAGGAGTTTCAACAACAACATCAGTCGGATCTATAGATGCTTTTAATACAGCAGGATGGGGATCGGATGCTTGGGGTGAAGATGGTTGGGATGGAACTTTTACAGTAGTTTTAACAAGTGCAGGTGTTGCAACAACAGCTGTTGGTTCTGTAGAAGTAGATGCAGAAATAGGTTCTGGTTGGGGCCGAGGTGAATGGAACAACAACGAAGGTTGGGGTATTCAAGGAACTGTAATACTTGAAAGTTTATCTGCAACTGTATCTTTAGGTTCTGTAACAACTGCTGATGTAATGGGACTAACAGGAGTTTCTGCAACAGCTAGTATTGGATCAGTTACAATGATCGGTAACGTAGTTGTGACTCCAACAGGAATTTCTGCAACAACAAATTTAGGATCAGTTACTGTTGCTGATGTAATGGGACTAACAGGAGTTTCTGCAACAGTAAGTGTAGGATCTATTTCTCCTGCAGATGTTATGGGAGTATCTACAGCAGGAGTTGGAACAACAGCTATTGGAGATGTTGGTGTTACTTCAAACCCTACTATTTTACCAACAGGAGTTTCTGCAACAGTAAGTGTAGGATCTATTTCTCCTGCAGATGTTATGGGATTAACAGGAGTTTCTGCAACAGCTTCAGTAGGAAGTTTAAGTCCTCCTGTTGTAATGGGGTTAACAGGAATTTCTGCAACAATAAGTGTCGGAGACTTATTTATTCAGGCATATCAAGATGTTGACACAGGTTCAAATACATCGTATACAAGTGTTGCAACAGGATCAAATACAAGTTATAGTGACGTTGCATAATTAGGAGATTACATGGCATCAACATACACACCTTTAGGAGTTGAACTACAAGCAACCGGAGAAAATGCCGGAACTTGGGGAACAAAAACTAACACTAATTTACAAGTTTTCGAACAAATTTCAGGGGGATACTCTGCACAATCAATAGCAGGTGGAGCACAAACAACTGAATTAACAGTTTCTGATGGATCAACTGGTGCTGTTTTAGCTCACAGAATGGTTGAGTTCACTGGTACAATTACAGGAAATCAAATTGTTACAATTCCATTAGATGTACAAAACTTTTATTTTTTAAGAAATACAACATCAGGTGCATACACAGTACAATTTAAATATGCTTCTGGTTCAGGAGATTCATTTACTTTTTCAGCAACAGACAAAGGTGATCAAATTGTTTTCGCAACAGCAAACGATGGAACTAATCCTGATATAGATACACTATCAATTGGAACTGGTATATCAAGTGTAGCTGCAGATACATCACCACAATTAGGTGGAAACTTAGATGTTAATGGAAACGATATTGTTTCAACTTCAAATGCAGATATTGATATTATACCAAATGGAACTGGTGATGTTGTTCTTTCAGCAGATACAGTAAAAGTTGGAGATAGTGGTGCAGCCGCTACTCTTACATCAAATGGAGCAGGAGCATTAACTGTTACTACTGGAGGCGCCGCAGATCTAGTTTTAAATACAAATAGCGGAACAAACTCTGGAACTGTTACTATTACAGATGCTGCTAATGGAGATATTACTGTAGCACCAAATGGTACAGGTAGAGCAAAAGTAACTAATGCAACATCAAGTTCAACACAAACTGTAACTACGGATGGAAAAGGACTTGTCTTCTCCATGGTTTTCGGGTATTAATATCAAAGGAGAATAAAAAATGGCAACACCAAATTTAGTAAATATAGCAACGATCACACCTAAGAATGCTATGGGTAGTTTAGGGGATACTAACAGAACTACTATGATCGATGTTCCTGCAGAAACTGCAGTAAGAATAGACACAATATTATTAGCAAACATTGACGGAGCTAATGCTGCAGACGTAACAGTAGAAATTAGTGATGACAATGGTGTAACTTATTATAAAATCGCAAGTACAATTTCTGTACCTGCAGATTCAACATTAGATTTAATTAGCAGACCTATCTATTTAGATGAAACAGATCTTATAGCTGTAACAGCTGGTGCTGCCAGTGACATAGCTTTTCATGTTTCTTATGTAGAAATGGTAGACTAATAGGAGGATAATTTAAATGCCAAAAATAATTAAGCCAGTAGGAAAAAGTAGTTTTACATCAGCAACAATTTCTGTTGATGGTGATGGTAGAATTTTTTCTGCAGCTTCAGGATCAGCAGGTGCACAAGGTTATCAACCAAAAGAATTAAAATATGGTTCTCACAGTTACAGCTATTCAGCAATAGACCAAAACGCTACAAAAGCAGCAGGGTTAATTTCTGGTGGTGGTGGCGGAGGAGGAAACTCAAACCAAAACGCAACAGGAAGACCAGGCGGTCACGGATTTTTTGGTGTATGGGCAGTAGACGTTGCTCCAGGAGTTTTAAATGGAACAGCGATTCAAATTGGTGCTGGCGGTACTGGTG